CTATTTACGGGTAAAAGTTTTGCGCACCCGCTCTCTAAAATCAGCATCAGAGCTAATGCGCTTACGAATATTCTCCGCCTTATTAATCTCATTTAGCAACTCATTCATACTGTTAAATTTTGCAGACTGTTCCGCAACAGTAATTAACTTATACAAAAAAAGCAAAACAGCCAGCAAAGAAAATATTATTAAAACTAACGTCATTTATTAAATCAGATTTTGGTTAATTCATTTTTTAAAGCTTCTTTAACCTTAGCTAATATTTTATCATCTAAAGTATTCTCAGTTTTTGCTACTAATTCATCTAACCTAGTCAGAATCTTCTTTACTACAAAAACTATAACCGCAACTACTGCTGTTGCTATTGATAAAACCATAGTATCGGCATTAAGCGATATAAAGTTTAATATTTCCGTTAAAATTTCTTTCATTAAATTTTCTCCTTATTTTATTTAAAAGCCAAATCGGCCGCATCTTTATATATTTTATCCGAATACCAAAATTCGTATTCTTCATAAAAACTCTTGCCTTGCTCATAACCTACAATTGCTTTGGTAATCAAAATCAAAGTGCTTATATCTTTCATATCTATCTTGTCTCTGCGTTTAACATTAAGCATTTTACTTACGTAATAGATATAAGCATCAGTTGCATTCTCACAAGGCGGAGCGTAACGATTTATAATAGCCTCTACGCTATCAAGCCCGTATTTAGAATAATAATTAAGCAATAAAACCATTAATGCTCTTAATCCGTATAATGCCGATGTAAATTCAACAAACACATTATCCGATAAAGCTTCTTGTTTTTGTCCTAACCATTTAATTTTAGACAAACGTATATTGCCGGGATTATTATTTCTAATCCCGCGGGGTAAAAATATATTCAACAAATAATCCTAACTTATATATCTTAAATGCTGTTCAACTCGGGAAATCCCCGAACTTAAATTTTCTATTTGCTGCTCAAGTGCCGCCATACGAGCTGAAGTGTCTTCATTTGAAGCTATCCATTTTTCTATATGGTCAACTCTTTTAGTAAGCGATGCCGCCCACCATACGGTTGTTATTAAATGCACTACCAATGTGATTGTCAGCATTAATAGAGGAATTGCCGATGACACCTCCATATATTAGCTCCCTTGCGGATAATCAGGCGTTTGAGGGATTATACTCTCATTCCCTTTAACAATTTCACGTAGTGTCTCAACATAATTTTTCCATTCAACCGGAAACCCCATACCGGCCTTAACGCAGCGAATGGCAACCATATCTGATTTTTCGAGGAGAATTTTTGCTTCATTTACAATTTGCTCTTCTTTTTCTAAATTTGTAAATTCCCTTACATTCCAAACTTGAGTATAAGTTTCATCTACAGACCAATTCACAATAACATCTGCATTTGGGCATTCTACTTCTATTACCTTAGTTAATTCGGCAATATCGCTTTTAGGATAATTGCTGGGGTATTTAGTACCGTCTAGTCCGACATAAGCTTGATTATCTTGAACTATAAAATTTATATTATTTTTTCTTACGTACATTTTATTCTCCTATTTACTTAAATATAACGATTTGCATTTGAGCACCATTAGTCGTGCCCGGCGCTAATATAACCGTCTTAGATGACAAAGCTGCCGATGTCAGCAAGCTTGCGCTAGTTCCAACACCCGCATAACCTCCCCCAATAGAATTATCAGAATCTTCTACAATACCTAGTGTTCCTAACCACGAATTAGCAGTACCTCCGTTGATATAGCACGCCCCTCCGGCTATTATTCCGCTATTCTCATCACACGTAACGGATTGACTATAAGCCGATGACGTAACCACATATGAAGTAGGTATATATGACTGCATACCGTCTATTGCATAAGTAAAACACATTGAGCTATTGGTATTTGATGTATAATTTGCAATAACCGTTCCGCTAGTGCCATTAGGCACGTTAGCACTAGCTATACACATTAGCGTGCCGTAAGGGTGTCTGTAACTAGTATGTATTGTCGCGCTTACTCCGCCTATTGTAACTGAAGATAAAGCATTAGGCGGCGCAAACCCTATAATTACACATACTATTCTTCTGGTAGGAGACGGATTACTTCCAAAACTTACATTAGTAAATATGGGTGAAGCCGTAGCGCTAGATAGAGAAGAATATTGAGTAAATGTAAGGCTAGGTTTAATATCATTCTTAGTAAAATGACAAATTGGAAACGTAAACATATACCATCTCCTTAAGCAAAAGCCAATTGAGCGGCGCCGTACATATAAGTACCGTCACTTACAAATGTTAAAATATCAACAGCATCGGCCGTAGTTGTCAGTATCGGTGCGTTACCATCGGCAAATTTATAAACACTATTAAACGCTAATGTTCTAGAACCAGTACTATCTTGTTTGACGATTAGAATATATGTAGCCCCGTCTACCTGATTAGTAGGCGCATTCAAAGTTCTATTACCGGACAGTGTTATACTTGAAACTTGATTACTTGATAAATCCCAATCTATTGTTTCAGCATCTGTTAAAACAGTCGCATTAAAGTTTTGCGTTTTTGTATATTCATTAGCTACCGATTTATTTACATTAAATAATCCGCTTACTGTAGCTTTGCCTAAAGCCCCACTATTGCTTGTATCGCTCAATAACAAATAATCAGCAACAGCCGGCGCAATTATCTCTTTTGCAGATAAATCAACCGTGTCTATAGTATCCTCAGACTCATTAAGTTTAGCAAGCAATAGCCAATCATTACCGTCATAAATTTTTAGTTCCCATGGCGTTGCGCTATCATCAAGCCAAATACACCCTGCTTCCATATATGCAGGAGCTGCAGATCCTTTGTGATGATTAAGCAATGCTTTCTTCGCATCATTATCTAAATTACGATATTCAAGACCGCTTTTACCCGACCCTATAATAGGCGTGTTTTGTGACATTATTTTCTCCTTATATTTTTTATTAACTAATTAATCCATAGCCCTTGGCTATGTAATCAAAACTACGTGATATAATATTATTACCAGAGTCATAAAATCCGATTGTAAAACCTGAATTTGTTATATTACTTAAACTGTAATAATCTCCGCTTTGCATATTTTGTGCAGAAATAGAAACCGCCGGTTTTGCCCTAAACGCTTTTTTAAAAAATATTTGAGTATCTTCTCCAAAAATGCATATATCATCACCAGCTTCTATTCTGTCGGGCATATCTATTGTAACCCGCAAAGTAGATATTTCAGGCACAACCGTTGCTGATTTGCTTTGCAATAAAGCTCTAAACTTAAAAGCTCTGGCTTTATAATCACCGATTACAAAATTTTTCCATTCAGACCAGCTTATATTATCATTACTGGTCATTAGTTGAAGTTTTACATTAAACAAAGACGGATCTAGCGAATTATCCCAACTCTCTAATTTATCTATTACGGAATAACTATCGATTACATCATAAACATCAGAACCTACTACGTCCATCTCAGCCGTTATACGTGACGTATAAACATCACCTAAATCAAGTTCATTTGCAAAATAATATACTCCTTCGGAAATTATTCCGCTTTCTCCTATATCAATATTATAGACTGCATCGGTATCTATCCAATTATCTATAACATCAGCACCAACTAATGTAAGCTTATTATCACTTACATATGTGTTTTCTTTAATACCTTCAAATATACTATCTTCTATAAATTTTTCTACGGCATTAAAATTATAAACACTATCTAGGTTAGATGTGGCAACTATAGGACTGGCGCTTTCTTGACCCAACACGTCAACCGCTTTTAAAAGAAAGCTTCCCGACATAGTAGGTATTGAAATTGAGGTGGCATCTTTAGATATTTTGGTTATCAAATCAACCGCACTGCCCCATGTCGCGTTTTCTATAGAAGAAGAATAACGCAACACATAATGACTTAAATCTATATCATTTACTGCTTCCCAACTTAAATGTATGGTATCTCCCAATACGCTTAGCTCTAATGTTTTAACATTACTAGGTATTGCCGTAGTACCCTCTACTCTATAGTTATTTATTGTTAAAGGAGAAGACATAGCTCCGCTATTATCAACATAACGTATTTGAAGGTCATAGGTTTGCCCTTCTATAATATCGGCTATTGATATTTCTCCGGCACTGCGTGACATTATAGTCGCATTACGATAATAATTCTCATCACTAGTTTTTATCTTTATGTTTATATCAAAAGTATGCGAGAAAGTATTTAGCGAATCTAGCGTTATAACTATACGGCTTGTTAAAGAACCGTCACTATGCTTTATAACCGTTTCAAGCCCCGATTGAATTTGTTTTAACACAGGAGTAGGTATTCTTGATAAACCACTACTCTCGCTAACATAGCTTATAAATTCAGGCACTTCTTCACTATCTGCCGTAAAAATATTTTCATCATATGCAACACATGTTATCTGAGCTTGTAAATTACCTTGCGGCTTAATTGATTTTACGATAAGGGGAACGGATTCTTCTCCCAATTCACCGAACATAAATAAATTACCCGCCGCAATACCTGGTATTTCATCAATCAAGTAAACTATATTACTCTCTCCCGATATTGTAGTGACATTAAGAAGTAAAGATTCTCCGTCACTTTTTCTAACACGCAAGCAATAATTTTTATTAGCTTCCATAGTTACATTGCAATCAAGAGTTACTTTTCTGTCTTCGATATTTTTTATACGCCCAGACATTAACCCGAACATTGGTACGTCATGAGTAAATCTTATTAAATCTCCTCTGGTACAAACTATATGTTCTATATCGGCATAAAAACTATAAGTTTCAGGACGTAAGCGTGCGGTTGCCATATGATACCTTCCGTCACGCCAAACTTGTTCAGGGTCAGTTACTCCGCTTAGCTCTAAGCTCTCATATTTAGATGCGGTTTCTTGACTATATCCGTCGTCAAATACCAATCTTTCATCTTGCTGCCAGCCGTTTTCTCTGTTTATAAATCTTACTCTTAAACCGTGAGGTAAATCACCAAAAGATTTTTCACCTTTAAATCCGAACGTATTTCTAGGTGTAAAATGCTGTACCGGTATGGTTTGAGTTTTATCTTCTATAACGCTCCACTTACCGTCTATTAAAGAAGGACTAGCTCTACCCGAGGCCGCCACATCGGCGCAAATTTCTCTTACCGAAATATCATAATCAATAACCGAATTAAATTCTCTACCGTTTGCATTACAGTTTTCATGCCAAGATTGGATTCTATCTAAATCAAGTCTTTCATCTTCTAAAGGCCTTGCGTTAGAGCTTCCTTGCAATATATGCCTATATATTGAAGCGGGGTTTGACGTAATCCTTTCAACCCAAGTTTTAGTTTCACTATCCCAATCAGGGATAATCGCTTCAACTATACCGTTTAATCTATCTATTACTCCGTTTAACTGATCAGTCGCTTTTATACGTATAGCCGTTACAGCCAAACCTCTCTTATTTATAGGGTCTTCGTAACGTATAGTTCTAAGAGCCGTCCACACAGTATAATCAAATAAATTATCGTTATCTTCATTATCTGCCGTAATACGTTTTAATCTAACATCATATTTATTGCGCTCTACTACAAAACGTAAACCCTTTCTTATAGCCGTACTTTGCTGTGCCGTTATATTTATGGTTTCGGCATTAATCCATTCATCACTGCCGTGCACCGCATATTGCACTTCTATTGAAACGCTAGCATTCTTTTTAGTGCTTCCGTCAAATTCTACCAAACCGTTTGGCATTGTTATATCAATTGATATTTCATCTGCGTCATCTTCGGTCGTTCTTAAAATATATCCGTCTTCGCATTTAAGATATACCTGCATATCATTTTGCAAAACGCTATTGGTATAAAGCGTTAAAGCTTCATCATCGGCATAACCTTGACGAGTTTCTATTTCCACCTCATCGAATTCTTCTATAGGAGTTTCTCCGATTTTTAACTCGGAGATTTTAAGCGGCCCGTAACCCCATACAAAAATCATACGCAAATATTGGTCATCACCTACCAGTTCAGTATACGGCAATGCTCCGAAAGGAGGGACGAATCTATGCTTACCTAAAACTTTAGGTATACGCGCAAATGGCTTTGATTGGTTTTTAGCTCCTTGTATAAATAGAGTAGCACTTTCGGTTTCTGAGCTAAATTTTGAAGATGAAGGCGGAGCTATGGCGTTTAGCACTAATCTACCTAACAGATTAACTCCGCTTGCAGCCAACCCCGCTACATTTAACCCCATAAAAGTAGTGCTGCCTATGCCGCCCGATATTATACCGCCTATATAACCGGTACCCGCCATTACGGCTATGGAAAGAATAGTACGAAGAGGATTCTTTTTACTGCCGCCTCCGCCTAAAGGCACCATTCTAACCGTTAAAACAGTGCCGGCTTTCGGCTTAACTAAATGCCAGTTAGTATGTTCTATATACTCTCCATTTATATATACGTGAGCGTAATTAGAAAATCCGTTTGGATTAACTTCTTCTATAATCTCAGAAACAGTTTTTCCGGCACAAACTTTTGAGTTTATACGCTCTACCGCAAAAGGATGCGGCGCCATAGAAACGTTAACTACATTATTATTTTCAATATCTATATGTTTTAAAGCTGTCATCATTTAAATCCAAAGGGTTCTTATACCTGTAAAATCCTACTATTCTGTCTACCCAACGAGGCTTCGTATAAGCCTCTATTACACTATTAATACCGCTTTCTATATGCAGCATATGTTTATCACCTAAAACAAGCCCCACATGCATGGGGGCTCCCCTTACGCGCATAACTATTACATCACCGGCTAATTCATCGCCCTGTTTTATAATCCGCCATTTCTGCGATTCTCTTTCTACTAGAGCACCTATCTGGTCTTGTCTTAAAGTATTGTCGTATTCTCTTATATAAGAAGGCAGTGCTATACCGAACTGTTCCGCTAACACAAGACGCACTAATCCCCAGCAATCAACCCCTGAGATATCCCGCCCATGCTCTTTAAAACGCAGCCCGATATAATGCCCCGCCCAAATCGGTATAGGCATAAAAAATTCCTTTATATGTTTTGATATTTGACACAAAAAAACCGCCGAAGTTATCGGCGGAAAGTTTTAGGAGAAAAATAAAATAAAAAACTACTACGTATTATCTATATTAGCATTGCAAAGATTGTTTTCTTTTCAACACATATTCTTTAACACTAGCAGGGCACCCGCTAACTTTAGCAAAAGCCTTTGTTAGCTCATGCGGATTAGGTGCTACCATTGCTTCTAGAGACTTAGCTAAACGAGCTGATTTGTTGAAATCTTCCATCTTGCGTCTCCTTTCTTTTCTGTTATCTGTTGCCGTTAACTAATTATACCCATAACATAATGAACAAATTCTTAACAACGTAAGTTTTTCTTAAAAAAACCTTTAAAATCAATAAACTAAAAAAGACCGGGAAATAGACTCGGAGAGAAATTTCCCGCAGGATACGGCTCTGACGTAAAATCTTCTATAGTCAAATCACCCTCAACCGTCTTTGCATCGTAAACTACGTTTATAAGTTTAAAATTTAAAAACTTTGCTTCTAACGTATTAGGATCTTCTGCCCTCACTATTTCTATCAACACTGTTGCCGCCGAATTTATGGCTCTTATTGTTTTAACAATAGTTCTGTCTATATTATCTATTTTTAAATGTGCTCTGGGTGATGCATTTTCTTGGTCATCAGGTAAAGTTAATTCAAAAGGGAAACTTATAAAATCTATACCCCTGCTAACCGTATTAACCGCATCGCTTGAAACTCTTATGGGCGTTTCTAAAGTTACATGATCAATAGTAAGTAGAATTAAAAAAGCATCTCCGTTTTCCTGAGAGTACAAAGCATCTTTAGTAGCACTTGTTATACTTCTCGTCACGGCAAAATCTCCAATTCTAAATTGACTTTGTAATAATTGCCGTTTGCCGCCTGATATTTAGGAGGAGATACAAATCTGCAATCAACATCTGCACTGTTTCTAGGGTGAACAAACTGAAAGGCAAGCGCACCGGTTTTTAAATCATTTAAATAAAATTTATCTAATATATCGACCTGCTCTTTATTTAAAAAATAGCTAACGGATATTTTGCGCACCACAGCACTTGTTCTTTGCCTTAGTTTATCCGGCCCCTGCTCCATCTCCGTTCTAATGGTATTACTTTCTATAGTCTCCGAATAATTTTCTAATAGCGGATATGTTGGCAAATCCGTAGGCCATGTTGTCATTTTTTATCTCCCTATCAAATTAGGCGTAAGCCCAAATAAATTTTTTAAAACGCTTGTTGTCTGAAATCCGCTTAATAATGCTGCTGCTACCATTTGGTCTATATTATTATTCTCGTTGCCGCTACTGCCGCTTTGCTGCTGACTTGTTTCATCAGTTTTAAATATTCCCGCATCCTCTAGCAATTGAGTAAAATCACCGTTCTCCATCATGTCTTTTAAGCTTTTCTGCAATTCTTTTTCTATTTCTTTTTTCAAGATTTTTCTAATTTCTTCGCTTACGTCTATATCTTGCTTGGTAAGACTTAAACTCAACTCTAAATATTTAAACAATCTTTCCATTTCACTATCTAATGGAGAATCTTTATTTGCTTGCTCCGTCATAGTTATTCTCCTTTATAGAATTCGTATTCGCCCGAACTTTCTAAATTTAAAGAAAACGTTTCTAAACCGTTATAGGTTCCCTGCCGTTGATATAAAGTAATGGCAAAAGAGCTTTCTATATAATCTCCGTTTGGAAATACAAACTGATAATTTTTTATACATCTTGCAATAGATGCTCCCCTTATCAATTCTTCAGCATTACTGTCTTTAAAAATTCCATCTAACTTAACAGAGAGGGAATAAACTCCCCCTAAAGATTGCAGCTCTTTAAAACCGTTACTGTTAAGCGATGTAATATCTATAGGGTTATTATTTACCGAAAAAGACACGGTTCGAGCAGCCCCTAAAATCAAGAAGGAATCATCTACACTCTCATCTTCTACCCTTAATATAAAATCTCGTCCTTTTTGCATTACCATTCTTACTACCTCTATACTTCTTCAGTTATAATTTTAAATTGCTGTATTCCGTGTCTGGTTTTTCCGTCACTCTCTAGCTCGGCAGATGAGCTTTGCATTAAACACAAAACTAAATTCTGATTAGGAATTGCAAAATCAGCATCATGCAGGCAATCATAAATAGCCGACATTATCTGCTTAGTTTCATTCATTCCCGATGATTTACTATAAGTATGGATAGAAAAAATTACAGAAAAGGCGCCGCCTTCAATTTCCGCCGTATTGGTTTCCCCTATTGCTATATAAGGAAAAGCCGTCCCTTGAGGGACATGATCGCAAACCGAATTTGCTCCGTTTGCCAATAAAGACGTAAGTGCAGCATTGCCACTAAGTACGGCAAATACGGCGCTCTGTACGTCCCAAGAACTATCTGCAGACATATTATTCCTCTCCTTCAGCTAAAATCTTTAAATATTTTTTTCTGCCCTGAATATCGCTAATAGTTTTTATATAGTAAATTTTACCGTCGTTAATTATACGCATGGGGTTTTTTATATCATCTCTATACCTGATAACTATTTGATAGTTAACATGATGCGATAATTGCCGATAATGCAAAATCTCCGCAGAAGATAATGGTATAACCGAAGCATAAACTTCGGGTATATTCTCTATGTTTTGCCAAGTAGAAACATATCCGCCTGCGCCGTCTGACGCCTTTATTTCTTCCTGAAAAATAATACGCCTGTTTAAATCGCCTATCATTATATTATGCTCACTTTTCTGTATGATTTAAAAATTTCTCTAGCCCCCGAAAGTCTGGTTGCATTATTCAAACTATCTCCGCGATTTTCATACATATAAGCTATAAGCTGAAGCATACCTTGTTTTAAAAGCTCCGGAATATCCGATGAAGCGGCGCCGAAACCAGATGTAATACATATCTCTATACCGTTGGCATCTCTCGTCGGAATAGGCGTAACCGCTCCTGAATTTAAAACTATTCTGGGCTTAAAAAGATTTTTATTATCCAGATAAAAACTTGATACTGAAAAATCACTTGAAGTCCCGGCTTCTCCGTAAACTTTCACTGCACTAATGCTTTGTACAGGGGCCATAGGTAAATACAATTCTCTATCAGCCCAACTATCAATATACATTGAATAATTGCGATTAATAAGATTAACGCCAGTCATAAGCTCACAAATTATTCTGGCAGATGCTATAAGGCTTTCTATCAAACTATTATCAGAGTCATGCTCTACCTTAATATAATTTTTTACCTCAGTTAAAGATAACGGTTCAATAGCTGGCGCCTCAGTTTCTTCAAGAGCGTATTTATAATTTATCATTTTTAAAATCCTTAAAAAAATACCCGAACTCCGTATAATTCGAAGCTCGGGCAGAAGTGACACTTTATTTTGTTTTATATATTTAAGAATTGCTTACGGGCTTTTGCGCATGATTAGCAGTTAAAGCCGCCATTGCAATAGCACCGCCTGTTGTCAACCCTGTAGGTGTTGCAGTTACTCTTACATAACGTTTTGAACCTATATATTCAATTACGTAACGACTAGATTCTTTTCCCTCAGCATCAATTGATGCAAAAACACCGGATACTAAACCTGAAAAGTTTGCAACGTCTGAATCAACGCAAGCGGCATATGATGTATCATCATCAGAATGCTCTATTTTTAAATCAACCTTAGCAGTTGAGCTTAAAGTATCGGCAAATGTTCCTACCATAACAGCTACAGCAAGATTCTCAGCTCCTAAAACATCTACACTATCAGATACGACTGCAGCTGTAGAAACGGTTTGAGGCTTTAATACCTGTTCAATTTTTATATTATCCACAATATTGTGCATATTATTTTCCTTTCAAAGAAATTAAAAGGCGGGCCGAAAGCGCAAAATATAATCTGCGACTTTAAGGGGGAGTAAACGACCCGCCCGAGCATATCTATAAAAAATGCTCTGATAAATTATTCAGCTGAGAAGCGCATTAACTTAATAGCTTCAAAGTTAATTACGTCACCGCCTACGCGTTTAGTAGTGTAGAATTTAACGTAAGGTTTAGCCGTAAAGCTATCGCGCAATACTCTAACACCCTGACGATCAACAATTTGATAAGCAGCATTAAAATCACCAAATGCGATTGAAAGACTATCTTCTCCGATTGCAGGCATATCTTCAGCTTCAATAACTTGGAAGCCCAAAAGAGTACCGCCGTGCTTTTGTTGAAAATCAGGCTGCCACAAATAACTACCGTTGCTATCTTTAAGCTTACGTACCGCTGCTAAAGTATCTCTGTTCATCATAAATACTGCGTTTTCACGGTAAGGAGCTTTAAGTGAGTAAACTAAGTTAATTAAAACATCGCCTGCATTTTCTGCGGCAAAATCACCATCTGCACCGGATGGAATTTGCTCAATAACACTGAAGTTATCAGAACTTGGGACTCCGTCTGGGTACGTTAAAATACCGCGAGGTTTCTTAATACCGTCACCGTTAATAAATGCGGCATTTTCCATTCTTGTCAATCTCTCGGCAATTTTTGTCGCCAAATAACCTTCTATATCAAACAAGGCATCATCAAGCAGTTTTTGCGTAGCGCGAGGCTCAGCATATTGCTCATGTACAGGTATTCTCCACTCTCCTATTCTAGGGCTGCCTGTTTCATTTCGAGTATCAATTTCACCAACCCAACCTGAAGTCGCTTCGGTTAAATCATTAAAACCTTCTAGGGCATCTGTGCCGATAATTGCAACATTTGCTACCTGACGAAGCGGTGAAGTTTCATATACAAGCGAAGCTATACGACCGCTCATATCCGGCGTTACGGCATAACCGCCGTCCGGGTCAGACCCTACCGATAATGATTTTTGCTCTTCCATGTCGCAACCTGCGTTATTTTTACGCAAGTAATTTGTAAATGCCTTTTTATATGCACGATATTCAGATACGTCCATTTCTCCGCCGGTAACTGATTTACGCTCCATGGCAAATAATTTTGTAGCTTCTATATCGTTTGATTTAATACCCTCTACGGGCGTTCTGCTGTTTGCAGTTTCTATCATATCTAATCTCCTATTCAATGCCGCACCCTCTTTTGATATGCGACATATTTCTTTGTTAATATTTTTTATCTCTAGTTCACTGGCCAAAAAGGCTGACCCTTTTACCTCTAAATTAGAGAATCGCTCTTTGTTTAAGTGACAAAACGACTCGAACGAGCTGTCTAGTTTATTAACAGCTTCTTTAAGCTCTTTATTCATCTCTTTTCCTTAAAATTTATACATTTGTATTTAAAAACATCAATTTAGCAGCATCTCACTGCTTTTTTGCCTTACATCTCGTAAAGCGAATTCTTATTTTCTTGCCTTTCCTCAACCCCACATGTAACATATTGTCCATAAGTTACGTTATCGTTCTTAATTGTTTTTAGAAGGGCTAAGGCTTTCTCCTACATGACGACTGGTACGAGATCTGACTTTGGTTACGTGTAGTTTTATTAACTTATGCGTAATCCGTTAATAAAATACTTACTACCAAGGAGAAAATCTCATGGCTACTGGAACTGTTAAATGGTTTGACAAAAAAAAGGGATTCGGTTTTATCGAACCTTCTGACGGAGGAAAAGACGTATTCCTACATATCACTGCTCTTGAGCAAGCGGGAATTAAACAAGTTTCCGAAGGTCAAAAGCTTTCATATGAGCTTGTTGAAGTACGCGGCAGAAAAGCGGCTGGTAACTTAGAACTTCTATCTGCTGAAGCAGCATAAATTCTTTTAAGAACTATCGCTAAAAAGACCGTCGCAGGTTTAATATCTGCGGCGGTTTTTATTTGCCCACTGCCACAAACTTATCCAACTCTTTTGTAATCTTTCTTATATTCCTAATAATATCGTCGATATTATCTCCGTCTTGCTTTATATCATCAGCACCTAACAAACTCTTATATCCGCAGGAGACTATTCCCTTTGCCTGCTTTCTGCTTAAACCTGAATTGCGCAATACCGCCTCTATTTCTCGCTCTGTCGGGATATTACTCTCATCCTCGTCGGTTTTAACTCTGGCATATTCGTTAGCGGGGAATGTTACTAAAGATACTTCCTCCAAATCAACTCTGGTTAAGATTCTAACACCTCTAGCATCTTTATAAAAATCTTGAGCACGATATCCTATAGAAAGTCCGGTAACTATATTCTTCCTAAGTAGAGCATAAGCTTCATCGGCTGTTTTAAGCTGACCTATAAATAATTTACCCTTAACGAAAAGCCCGTGCTCATCTTCGTACATTTCAAGCCACTCGCCTATAGGCTCAGATGAATCATGCTGCCACAACAAAGGCGGTAGAATCTGTTGCTCTCTATATTTTTCTAAGCTTTCTTCGAATGCACCTTTTAATATGTTATCGTTAACTTTATCAACCACATTAAAAACAGACGCATAACCGTCAAACTCGCCTGAAGGAGAAACAAATTTTACTTCAAGCTTTACACTAAAATTCGCGTTATTCATTAACATCTTCCTATTTATAAATTAAAGAATTTAAAAACTTATTTGCAAAAGCAAGATACGTTCCTATACCGTCTTCTAATATTTTGTTACCAAGCTCCATATAATCGACACTTCTGCCGCAATATTGCAAAACAATATGAACAATGGTTACAAGCTCACATACAGACCAACTATCGCGGGAGAATTTATTGTTAAGCTCAATCAAGGAGCCCAGCTCATCTTCTATTTCGCAGACCATCTCGAATTTAGGCTCTACCTTATATGCTCTATCTTCAAAAGTAAGCGTTAACATTCTTCAATATCTCCTTTATTTAAAGGTTCAAATCCTAACATTTCTCTCTTCTCATTTACGGTTAAGAATGTCGCGCTATTAAGCCTATCCCATATTTCATTTCTTCTTGGTGCCAACGCTTCTATATTATCCAAATCATATTCAATCGAAATCTCATCACCAAAACGAGATGCCAGCCAATTATTAAGCTCGCATTTTACATGCTCCAACAAAGGTATTACCGCATCATCATATAGCGCCAGTCTTGCCTGCTCAAAGTTTGAGAAAGTAAGCGAGCCGTTAATCCCTATTAATTGCGGCGGTACGTTAAATGCCAATGCTATCTCTCTGGCTGATACGTCTTTACCTGCAAGCCAATCCATATCTTTAGGTGAAAGCGACATCTCTTTCCAATCAAGTCCGCCTTCTAAAACAAGAGGTCTGCCTGCATTATTAGCACCTGAGAAAAAATTCTCTAATTCCAATTTTAAATTATCGCGCTGAATATCGCTCATAACATCGGAGGCGTCATTATCTACCGGCTTATATACAATGGCGCCCGAAGGTCTGCCGCTTGTCTGCAGTAATGATGCATTCCATTTTGCCGCATCATTATGCTGATCTATAGAAAAGGCCGCCGCTTCTAGAGGCGACATACCGTACCAATCATCAAGTGGGTGGAATGATTTTATATGCAGTATGCGTGAAAGCCCGTTTAGTTTATCCGCTTTAAAATCTATTGACCTGCCGCCTATGTTATATCTGTAGGCGTCTGGCACCCCGCCTTTTCCGGGGATTATCTGCATTCTATCAGGACGCAAACACCAAAGCTCCATAGGCTCTTTACCGTCAACGCCTACAGCTTCTATATAAGAATTTCCCGAGATTAAAAAGTATGAATATAGACTCTCGAAAAATTCAGTAGTTGCCTGATTAGGATTAGGTCTTTTTAAAAGTTTTACTAAAGCATGCGTTTCATCTAATCTCTTTTTATCTTTACCGATACCTTGGAAAACTTTTAGAGGAACGCTGGCAGCATTTTTACTTACAAGACTAACTGCTCTATATACTATAATATTTTTTCTGTATCCTTCATCTGAAAGCCTATCATATTGTCTTGGCGTAAAACGCGGTTGTCCCCCGCCGAACTGCACTAACAGAGGTGCCGCCGCACTTGCTTTTATTTCGTTATTTTTGAATAAATGTTTAATATTCTCTAGTTTCATTATTTTCTCCATATTTTAAGAGTCAACCGCCCCAAACTTTTGGGCCTTCAATCTTTCTATTCTTTACTAGTAATAATTCTGTACATGCCCAAATACGAGCATCTACCCTATCGGGACTTGAGCCCAATTTAATTGCGGGGTTAAACCTGCACATCTGGTCTTCAAGCTCGGGGAAAATTCCTGCATGATGTATTCTCCCCTGCACGTCAATTGCCGCAATTGGCTCGGCTCTTGTTACTTTACCTCTAGTCGCATGTACGCTTTTATAAGGGATATCGACATCAAAGCTTCTAATAGTATGTTCTACCAAATCTCCGCCCTGATTAGTTTCCGCTACGACCATATCGGCTTCATAATCATAATAAGCGTTTATAACCGCACATGCCCATTCGGACGGAGTATATTTTCCGCTTCTATCATCTAATATATAAACGTGATTATCATCGCCTAATCCCGCTACTATTATTCCCGTTTCATCACTATTTTTATTTGCAGTGACCGCAGGATCTACGGCAACTATAATTCTTATAAGGTTTGCTATATCTGATTTATGGACTCTATTCTTCTGAATTAAATCTCTATTCCACAAAGCACCTTCTATATCGGCACTAAAGGCCTCTTCAACAGTTGCAGGGTACTCTCTTCTAAAGCTCCAAATATTACCCAGCTCATATATTTTTTTGCGCCGCCAATATATCTGCTTATTATCCAGCTTATATGTTTGTTTATAATCTTCCTCTTCTTTAGTAAGGGAAAAATCATTCGGCAAATCTTTTTTATATTCATCTTGCCAGAACCACGGTACAAAAATAAGCTGATATTCCGATCTGCCTTTATACGCATCTAAACACATCTCATAAAAAAGCCCCGATGCTCCGGCAGAAGTGCTCTCTAAAATAATTTCCGTACCTGCTATATCAGCTACCGCTTGTAAAACTCCCGCCACATGTTCTCGTGCATTCGCCCAATAGGCTACTTCAGAGCCATGAAAATACTGCAGCGTATTTGAACGCCCTACTCCTTGCGATTTTGCAGTCCCTACTTGATAACCTGAATCTAACTTACTAAACACAACCTCTTTACTGTTTGAATAACTCATAATCGGCTTTACTAATACGGGGCAATAATCAAAAAAACGCTTCATTATCTGAAATAGATTCTTTGTAGCCTCTTCCAAATGAGTAAGTATAAAAGCCCTTACTCCTCTATTATGAGTGACTTTCCAAAAAAATCTTCCCTCTACATATGTGGAGCAGCCCTGCTGCCTGCCTTTTAAAATTAACGCCCTTACCTTACCGGTTTCTTTTAACTGCTGTTCTATCTTCTCATGTATATATTTTTGCGCCGAGTTAATTGTAAAACCTATTATTGCTCCTTGTTTTGTTCTTATATTTAAACATTTCTCCGCATAATGTAAAAAATCCGCCTTCAATTTCTGGCGGACTACTTTTTCTTTTTTATTCAT